CATCGCCGAGGCAAAGGGGGAAGCATGAGCAAGAACAACGGCGGGGCGGCGTTCCCCATGGCGACGATTGACGGCTATACGCAGGACGGCATGACCCTGCGCGACTACTTCGCGGCGAAGGTTGTTGCTGCTCTCATCACAGAGCCCCAATTCACCGACGGGTCACGCGCTGCGGTCGAGCTGTGGGACGACCGTGACGATGGCAACCACGGGCCGGAGCAGTTCGCATACGTCGCCTATCGCGTGGCCGACGCCATGCTGAAAGCGAGGGAAGCATGAGCGCCAACCAACAACCCGCACAACAGCCCGTCACCGAGCGCGTGTGCCCATTCTGCGGCGCACCGGCTGGCGGCCAGTGTCAGGCCAATGGCGGACGAGCGGAGGACTGCAAGCGATGAAACCATCCCACACAACCACCCCGCGCCAGCTCGCTGACTGCACTTTCGTCACCGGCCACGGCCCGGAGCCGATCAACACCGGCAGCGAACTGCTGATGTATGCCGCATGGGTCGGCTGGCTGTTCGCGGTCTTGTTCGGCGCGCACTTCGTGGCCCGCGTCTTCGGGGGCTGAGATGCACGACTTCCCGAACACGATGCCGGCCCTTCCGCGCCGCATGGACGAGGAGACCATCGCGCGGCTTCGCGCCGCCGAGGGCCAGATCGACGACGAGCACGACGCGGCGCGGGACTACGAGTCCGAGGACGGGCGCGAGTCCGTGTCGCCGGCCTTCGAGGGGCTGCTGTCGTGGCCCTCGCTGCTGGTGATCTCCATCGTGGCCGCGGTGGTCGTGGCCGTCGTGAGGACCGCGCCGTGAACGCTCCGCGCGATCTTCCGCTAGGCCTCGTGCGCGACATGCCGGCCGAGGACTACCACGCCATCGCCGCCATGTCGGCCGGCGGCCTGAAGCGCATGCGTCAGAGCCCGGCGCACTTCTTCGGCATGCAGCTGGACCCGAACCGCCCGCCGCCTGGCGAGCCGACCCCGGCCATGAAGAACGGTACGCTGGTGCACTGCGCGATCTTCGAGCCCGAGGCGCTGGCCGGGCGTTACGTCGTGAAGCCGGAAGGCATGAACTTCAGCACGAAGGACGGTAAGGCCTGGCGCGATGCGCAGACGGCCGAGATCATCGACGCCATGCAGATGCAGACCGCGCAGGCCCAGGCCGCCGCGATTCGCGCCCTGCCCGACATCGCGCCGCTGCTGGCCGACGGCTATGGCGAGGCGTCCGCATTCTGGATCGATGAGCAGACTGGCGAGCTGTGCAAGTGCCGGCCCGATTGGACGAGCCCGACCGGCGACGGCGTGATTCTCGTCGATGGCAAGACCTGTCAGGACGCCAGCCCAGAAGGCTTCGGGCGTGCCATCTGGAACATGAGCTACCACCTGCAGGCCGCGTGGTATGCGGACGGCTTTCAGACAGCGACCGGCCTGCGCGTGCACGGCTTCGTGTTCGCCGCCGTCGAGTCGGCCTGGCCGCACGCCGCAGCTGCTTACATGCTCGGCGACGACGTGATGGACGCCGCGCGCCGCGAGAACCGGCGCCTGCTCAACCGCTACGCCGAGTGCAAGCGCATCGGCATCTGGCCGGCCTACGGGTCTGCCGTTCAACTGATCAACCTGCCCGCTTGGGCGCAACGACAACTGGAGAACGCTGAATGAACGAAGTCATCGAGTCCCCATTCGCCGCGCGCACCGCCGTCGCGCCGCACGACAGCGCCGGCAGCCGCCAGAACCAGAGCCGCGAGCTGGCGGAGACGCAGACGAAGTACCTGATGGCCGAGCGCTTCCCGCGCGACGAGGTCGCCGCGATGGACCGTATCCTCAATGCCTTCTCGCGCCCGACGCTGGCGGAAAAGGCCGCCTACCAGTTCGCCCGCGGCGGCAGCGACATCGCCGGCCCGAGCATCCGGGCGGCCGAGGCCATCGCGCAGCAGTGGGGCAACATGGACAGCGGCTGGCGGGAGCTGCAGCGCGGCACCGATCCGACCGGCGTGCCGTTCTCCGAGGTCGAGGCCTTCTGCGTGGACCTGCAGAGCCGCAACAGCAAGCGCCTGCAGTTCATCGTGCGCCACTGGCGCGACACGAAGCAGGGCGGCTACAAGCTCAAGGACGAGCGCGATATCTACGAGCTGTGCGCGAACCAGGCCCAGCGCCGGCTGCGCGCGTGCATCCTGGCATCGATCCCGGGCGACGTGACCGAGGCCGCGATGCTGCAGGCCGACACGACGCTCAAGGCGAAGGCCGACACCAGCCCAGAGGCCATGCACAAGATGCTGGAGGCCTTCGAGCCGTACGGCGTGAAGAAGGAGCACATCGAGAAGCGCATTCAGCGCAGGCTCGACGCGATCACGCCGGCCCAGGTGGTGAGCCTGAAGCGCATCTATGCCAGCCTGCGCGACGACATGAGCACGCCGGCCGAGTGGTTCGACATGGGCGAGGCGCCGCCGCCGGCAGATGCTGTCGGCAGCCTGGAGAAGGTGCGCGCGGCGACCGCGGCGAAGAAGACGCCGGCCGCCAAGACCACGCAGACCACCAAGACAGCCGCCGACTACATCGGCGAGATCGATGGCGCCACGAGCGCGGAGACTGCATCGCTGGCCCTGGGCGATGCACAGGATGCGCTGACGCCTGACGAGTTCGCCAAGGTGGCCGAGGCTTACGCGATGGCTTGGGAGCAGAAGTGACCCGCCTCACCACCCCCGAAACCGACGCAGCCATCGAAGGCGCCTGGCCGCCGCCGGGCCCGCGGATCATCTTCGCGGAGCAGGATCCCGAGCCCGAGTGCGCTGAGTGCGCCCGCCTGCAGGTCGAGCTCGCCGCCGCTCGCGAGCAGATCGAGCACCTGTCCCGCCTGGCACTGCGCGCACGCAACGCGCAGGCCGGACGCTGATTCACCGGAGAGGCGGGAAGCCCCGTGAGGCAGTCTCCTCCCTGCAGCCGATAGCCCGAGTCGCGCCGGGCCGCTCCACCCTTCCCCACCAGCCCGAAAGGCACCCATGTTCCAACTGACGAACCCGACCGAGGTCAAGCTCTGCAGCATGACGCCCCGCACCGAGAAGCACGGCGACGAAGACGTCTCCGCGGTCTCGTTGAGCCTGCGCCTGACCGGGCCGAACACGCTGCTGGACACCCTGCAGCCGGGCCTGCGCGACGCGCTCTACAAGGCCGTCGACGGCCAGGAAGACCTGCCCGGCGTCGAGCCGGCCACGCCGCTGCTGCGCGCCCGCGGCATCGAGTCGGTGAAGCTGACGGCCTGCTTCGAGGGCTGGACGCTGGCGATCGATCAGGGCATCGACGAGTCCGACCCGATCAAGCTCGGCGGTTCGAAGATCGACAAGTTCGTCGTCGAGCCGAAGGAAGGCGGGAGCATCGATCTCACGTTCCGCGTTGGCTCGAGCGACATCGACGAGGCAGAGGCCGGATGGCTGTTCGGGCACCTTGGCCAGCAGATCGTGGTGACGGTTGCTGCACCGGAGCCGAAGGCCGAACCGATCGACGGCACGGTCGGCCACCCCGGCGCGCAGGCCGACGATCGCCAGGGCGACATGCTGACGCCGGAGGATGCGCTGGCGGGGTCGGTCTGAACGTGCGAGTCCAGCCTGGACACCCGGCGCAACAGGAGTAGCCACATGGCACAAGACGACACGCCGGGTGTTCTCGGCTGCAACGAGGGGTTAGGCCCTCTGCCGGAGACAAGCTACACCTTGGCCAGCGGAGGCAGCTTTACCTGGGCGCGCGGCTGGGACGAGCAACAGATGCGCGCATACGCCAAGCAAGAACGGGCAGCGGAGCGCGCCAGCGTTGCGCACCTTGACGACGGCGAAGCGTGGAGCTTCTGCCGCACCGTGATGAGCGACGGCCGCGACATCCGGCAGTGGCACCCCGACGAAGGCTACGAGATGCAGAGCGCTCGCATGGACGCACAAGCAGCTCACCGCGGCCGGCAGTTGATGGCGATGGTGCGCGCACTCGTGGACGAGCGCCTGACACATGACCAAGCCTGCGCGTTGCACACGATGCTGGACCACTACGGCCGCGACCCGCGCATGCTGTGTCTT